TTTAGCAAACACTTTAGAGAAAGGTAAGGTGAGTGATACAGATTTGTTTCTACCTGGTGGTGCTACTAAAACTACAAACATATTAGGTCTGATGTTATAGTTAGTCATAGACAACCAACACTTACGTCCTAAGGCTCCAGCCACAGCAGACAATGCTGTCCATGTAGAGAACCTGTCTGGTATAGGGCTACCAGTCGTAGCCTTAACACATGCTTCTATAAAATCTAGGTTCTTACGCATTGGGTACCCACTTCTTTAAGTTCTTCCATGAATCTCCTACCTCTGCATCAGAAGGTATTATCATACTTCTTCCTCTCACTTCAATAGGATTCTCTAAGCAATTAATTATCTTAGGTATTAACTCATCTATCTTATCATTAGGACATTGACCTAAGACTGCATCATGCACCTGTCCTAATATTTCCACACCTTGTGTATGTAACTCTGACCATACCCTATACAAACCTTGGTTAAGTAAGTCACCTATAGTTGATTGAGGTAGATAGGCTATAGCTTTTCTTGCATAGTGTTCATCGTCTAACCTACCCCAGAATTGTCTGCGTCTACCAAAGGGTGTGATTAGATTACCTGTTGCTTGTAGTTCTTTGATAACTTCTGTATGCCATGTCCTTATACCAGGGAATGCACCAGCTACACGCACAAGCATTTGCGTACCAGTACCCAGCTTCTCGCCGAGTTCTATCAGATCGCTGAAGCCCCCTTCCTTGTCTTGCTTATGCCAACGTTCTAACGAGGCTAGTGGTATGATACCACCGAAGTATAGTAGTTGAAACCTTGTAGCATGTGCTACTTTAATTTTTGTATGTCGTGCTACTGTGTTAGCTGAGGCACCATAGTTGGTACCATGACCTGCTCGTTTACATACGTCACGATAAGAAAAGTTACCATAGTAAGGACGCTCGGCTAGTGTTCTATTCTGTGCGTTGTCTTCTGTCCAACCCATGTTAGGCCATACCATTTTAGCTACCTCAGTATGTAGGTCTGATGATTCAACGGCGTTGATGTAACCTTCGTCTCCTGAAAGATAAGCTGTTGCCCTGGATTCAGCTGCTTGTAGATCGGCATAGAACATAGTACGTCCTCTGTCTGGTATAAAGATAGCACGCATGTCTTTAGTTATATTCTGTAGGTTAGTACCTGTTCTCCAAGGAGATTCAGATGATGACCACCTACCTGTCTCAGTGCCAGCTACATTATAAGAGCAACGGATACGTCCGTCTTCATCACGCTTGGCGGCTAGTACTGATAGTTGTTTATCGATGTCACGTAGTGCTATGATAGTCTTACAGAAAGGACGAGCACGAGGATACTCCTCGATCATATGTTCCAAAGCTTCTCTGTCTGTTGAAACTTTCTGTTTACCTTTGTCGTATTTAATTTGTGTTGGAAGACTCAAGTAATCATAGAGCATTGACTTGAGTTGTGTTGGGCTGTTATGGTTAAGGTCTTTATCCCATACCGCATTAGCGAATAGGCTTAACATCCTAGCTAACTGTAATCTTTTCTTTTGTAAGGGGGCACGAATAATTGTGACCGCTCTCTCATCTACGCGTAAGCCACGTAGTACCATGGATATAGCTGGACCCAGGCTAGCCCTCTCGAAATCATATGTTGATCTAGTGTTGTTATCTAGTTGAGGCTCGAGTTTATCCCATATCTCAGTTGTAAGTGTACAATCTAATCCGCAATAAACCCATAGCATTTGTTCTTCATTAAGTTTTAAACTCTTAATCTCTGTGTTCTTTACTATCCTCGCCATTTTCTCTCTCCAATTGTTTCTTATGTAAGTCCTCTACTCGTTCTCCTATTTCACGAGCAATTGCCATGTAAGCTGAAGCGTCTAGGTATGTATCCTCAGTACGAGTACCTTGCTTTAGTCTGGCTATCTTAAGTAGGCACATCATAACTGCTACGTCATGTGGACCTATGTTCATGTTAGTATAAGCAGACCATAAGTTTGCTATGTTAACATGGTTAACTAATTTGTCTCCGTAATCTACTTGTCTGTCACCATTAACCAGGTCACTCGCTTTTTTTAATAGCTCTGAAGATCTTCCTGTTGTTGTCATATTCACCCTCCTTGTATCGTTCAAATTCTTTTCGTGCTCTTTCATGGTCGACTGATGCTAAGTCACATATGTATTTAAATTCATCATACTTATATCGTAACCACTTCTCTACTTCTTTCTTGTGCTTCAAAGATTCTTTTGCTGTTCCTTCGTAAGCATAGTCTTGTACTGCTTGATCTAGTACTGCCCTCCATAAATTGTAATGGTTCTCTATGTCTGTTGAATCCTCGGGCATTGGCTTGACCGAGAATAGTTCTGATCGTTTCATTGTTACTCATCTGCTTTGGTACTCTTTGAAAACTTGGCTAAGGTTTTCCAAGCACTCTCGTTTGTGTATATCGAGCCTAAGAAACCTAATCCCTTTTCTTGTTCGGGTTGCAGTGAATGTTGTGCATGCATAGTGTCATGTACTATACCTTTAACATGTATCTTTTGTTTATGGGCAAGCCATGATACATCATACAATTGATTCTGTGCTACCTTAACTATCTTATCATTCTCAAGAATATCTTTCACCCATTTCCAGGCAGCCATCTCATCAGCTGCATTCCAGTAGTTAAGTAAGTCTTTATTCTTGTCACGAAAAGGTACTACGATTGTAGTACTAGGGTTAGGTGCAAAGCCTATGCATACGATAGAGCCTTCTGCTGTTTCAATATCAAATGCGAGAGGATTGTCATGGTTAGCTTCACTAATATATTTCTTGTAATAAACATCCAAGTCTTCGAGTGTTGGTTCAATCCATATCTCTCTGACTGTATGTTCTAATTCTTTTGTTACTGATTCTCTTTGTGCTTTTTGTAAGTCAGCTACAACATGAGGTCTCCACTTAAAATTTTTAACGACAGAGACAGGACTGTAAGTTGGTAATACTTTATAAGTTGTAGATAAAAGCTCCGTTAATAACGTAGCCCCTCTGTTCTTACCAATCTTAGCTAGCCCTGTCACTGCCCACAAAGACACTGAACCCATTGCGATAATGATATTTGGATTGGCTTCTTCTATCTCTTTGTGTAACCTTTGGATGTCTTGTTCATACTCTTGCTTAAGAAATCCTTCACTCGTTGGTGCGTAAGGTGAACGCCACTCTGTTGTCTTACATAATCTTTTGTATTCACTTCTCTTATGAAAGAAGTATTGTGCTGTGTTAAGGTGCGGTTTTAATTGTATAGTATGGGTGAGTAAACAGTCGGAGAGTTCAATACCTGCAATGTCACAGAGTTCGGCAAACATTTTTCCCGTGCCCCCACGCAGGATAGTGTTAGCGATTGTCTCACTGTTGGTAGGATACTCAAAGACTATAGCAATCTTACAAGCCTCGGCTGATTGAGGCTTGCGTGATGCTACACGTTTGTATACTGCATACTCACCCATTAGATTACTTCTTAATGATCTTCTTTACAGAAGCTTGAAGTATATCTTTATTTCTGCCAACCATTTCATGCTTGACAATACCACTAAAGGTTTGGCCTATTGCTTGCTCAAGCAACTCACTGAATGACGCACTGTCATCCATTTCCAATCCCTTTAATAGGAACGCTTTCAATGACATAGCTGGGTTGTTTTGTTGCATTGCTTTTGGTGTCGCCCAAAATTCCATGCGAGTAGGCTCAGCATTTTTTAAATCTGAGTCGGCTATGTCGGATTGAATAACTCCCACTGCCTTGACGTTGATACGTACCAGTGGTGTTTGATTTTCACCCACCTTATCCGAACGATAAGAAGTGATAGTGAAATCGTAACTGCCCTCGGGCAGTGTGATAGACTCTGGGATATCCCCTGGAGTCATGCTTAAAAAGTCAAGAACATCTGACATTATTTATCTCCTATGGTTAATTTACTTTGAGCATTCTTTTGAATAGCATCAAACAATTTTGCTAAATCACATTCGGTATTAGCCTCAACACGACTTGGTGCTGTGATCTTTAAGTCCATCTTGTGATCCGATACTGTTCGTAGGGTACGCTCAGTGCCCTTGCTTGAAGACCTAGTATCTATTCTGCATACACAGTTAAAGTATCTACCTATCTTAGTTGATAGTTTAGAACCTACACTTGTTGGGTATGCTTTGGATACTCCTAAGTCTCCTTCCATGTACTGCATATGTGTAGTTACTACTACATTACACGGTACCTCTGAACCTGTTATATATTGTATGATATGTTGAACATCCCTTGCGGCTGTCCCCCATTCTGGTTGACTGGGTTGGTCGGTTGGTTTCTTATTATTAAAAACCATAGCACCACGTAGTGCTGCCTCGCCCATCAAAGTCAAGCTGTCTATAACAAGTACATCTTTATTAGTCCAGTTTTTAACTGAACCAAAATCTTCGTCGCCATCTTTCCAATTAGTAATCATCTGCACACCCTTACGGAAAGCTGTCGCTTGTCCTAAAGAATCTTTGCAAGTAATAAAGGATACATTCTTTATCGCATCTTTGTTTAAGAACTCTGGAAGAATAGACAGACCATCATCAAAGTCTAGTATGCGTAAGTTATACCCAGCATTTGCAAGCGAAGCTAGTGCTGTGGTTTTACCCGAGCCACTATCCCCTACCAACATAAGCTTAGTATACTCTGCTGACTTGTGTGTTTTTATGTTTGCCATTTTTTCTCCTGTTAAATGAGTCACCACTATAACATAGTTTTGTTATTGTGTCAACACTTATTTTAATCTCTCATCAATAATTTTTCCAATTGCATATAACATAAATGTGATAACAAGTAAATCAAAAATTATAAATCCCAACAAAATGTTGACGATCATATTGCCCCTTGCAAATCTGGATGAGGTTGTTTGTCGAAGTCATTATCTAAAAATAAATTCCGACGTGATGGTGATGACGAGCAAGTCTCCTTAAACCTACAGCCACCATAGTTATTACAAGCAGTAAAGTCTGCTGGATAATGTTGGTTGTTAAAATATTTAGTTGATGTATCTAGTGTGTCTACTGTATCTTTATACCATTCCATTATTAAATCTGTTGGTACATTGTATACACTTCGATCGAACCTAGTGAAGTGAACACCAGTTTGTACGGCATCAATGATGAAGCCTACTATGTCTAGCTTTAGTACTTCCCTGGCTGCCCATATGTAACTAAAGACTTGGTTGTTCGGCATGAAGTTACCAAAGTAATTAGAGTTGAGTGTTGTCTTAGTTGTTTTAATATCACATAGGTATAGCTTACCTTCTAGTTGTACTACCTTATCTATACGACCAGAGAATCTATACTCTCCACTACCAAAGGGTACTTCGAATCTCATCTCTAAACATGGTTCACCATTAGGCATGGTTGCTATTTCAAATAGGTCATCCCAATATTCTTCGCCTCTCCAGGTAACAGCCCTTAGAGCTGCCGTTAACCCACGTGCCTTATCTTCTGATTTGTTAAGAGCCTCACCAAATTCCAGGAGTACATGCTTTACAGCTGCAGCTACCGCTTCATCCTTAGTTGCCCCCTTGAATTTCTGTGCATCTAATACTTCAAAGCCTTCATGTACTGCTGACCCAAAGCCAGTTGCCATGCCATACATCTTAGACTTGTACCCTTGTAGGTTAGTCCAGTTGTACATACGGGGGCATGATGAGAACGAAGATAGACTTGATGTATCCCATATCTTTTGTATAGGATTTCCATCTTGATATATAAATTTTTTTAATCTATCTGGTTGTTCCATTTTTATTCCTCTTGTTCCATCTTGTTTCTCTATTGTTCCATCGCTTATGCCATGCCCAATTACTTATCTTTCCTCCATACTTCTCACATAAATAATAAAAGTAATCTATCATTAAGCTTCCTTGATTAACATATCTAATACATTTGTTTCGTATTGTTTAGGTTTAGTTCGTGATGATTTGCTGGTGATTCTTTTACCTGCTTTCTCCGTTGCTCGTATGTTTTCCCGGGTAGCACGTAAGTAAGTGACAATAGTTTGTATGTCTTCTTCACTCTCTGCTAATTGCAATGGGTCTTTATCAAGCAAGTCCATAGGTATACTAAGTTCTTCTTCTTGTTCTATCTTCTTAGTCATTGCTCTCTCCTAACTTTGTAAAGGTTGGTTCGTTTTGCCCAGGTATCGCATTG